TGCCTTGATTAGCTTCGTGACGAACGCCGCTGACCACATGATCGGGGCGATCCATGAAGAGGCTTAAGGCGGTCGTGGATGCCCTGTTTGATGGCGACTGGGCCGTCACCGTCACTGACGACGACACGGGTGAGGAGTTCAGCCTCGTGATCGAAGCTGAAACCGAAAAAGAAGCAGCCTTCAAGGCAATGGAACAAGTCAATGAGCAATGAACAAGAGCCGAACCACATCAGCGAGGTGGCAAACCAGATCGCCAGCAGCCTTGGCGCTATGGTCAACGACGATCAGATCAGCCCGCCAGAGGTGGTGGTCGGCGCTGCGCGTGGTGCCATCGCATTCTGGATGGGCTGCGTCCAAGATGGTTCCCGCGTCCAGTCCTTGGACACCCTGCGGCAGGTGCTGAACGAAGAGATCGACAACATGGTCCGTGGCATCGCCAATGGCATGGTGCCCGCGTGAAGGTCGTCTACGGCAGCCCGAAGACCATCTTGACAATGGGCATGGCGATGCTGGGCGACACGCCAACGCCGTTCTTCGGGTTCGTGGATAAGTCGGACGTGGAGGGCGATGAGTTCTTCGTCTCCGGCCCGAACTCCACGTCCCTGATCGAAAAGATCGACGCCCTTGGTGGCGTCATCATCTACGTTGAAAACCCAGACATCGCGGGCCGCCTTCACGGCATGTTGAGCCTGCTGTTCGAGACCGCGTGCGGCGGTCCTTGGGGTGAAATTGAACAAGCGGAGGCTGGCCTGCAATGAACTTTGGTGATGCAATCGCTGCCCTGAAAGCGGGCAAGCGCGTGGCCCGCGCAGGGTGGAACGGCAAGGGGATGTTCCTCTTCCTTGTCGGCGGCAGCACGTTTACGGTCAACCGTGAGCCGCTGATGTCAATCCTCGGCGAGGGGACGCAGGTCCAGTACCACGCCCACATCGACATGAAGACCGCTCAAGGCTACGTCGTCCCGTGGCTGGCCTCGCAGTCCGACATGCTGTCCGAAGACTGGGAGTTGGTGGAATGATCCTGAACCCGTGGAAAGAAATCGAGCGGCTGCGCGAAAGGGTCGCGTTCATTCAACAGGCCCATGACGACAGGCTTGAGATCAGAGAGCAGCTTCTTAAGAGCGCCAACGAGGGCCGCTCCCAACTGATCGACGTTCTAATTTGGATTATCGCCCAAGAGACGCCTAGCGCCAACGCGACGGTCAAACGCATCTGCAAGAAGGCGCGGGAGGCTCTGTTCAAATGATCCTGAACGGCACATCGCTGCTGGACGCAGCCCCGATCAAGGACATGCTCACCACCAAGGAACGGCTGCATGGCGTCAGCCACGGCCTGTCCGAGGCGGGATATGACATCCGCATCAAGCAGAACATCGACTTCCGCATCCCAGACTTCATGCCGCCGCGCGTCACCGTGGATGGCCTGCACGTCGGGCAGCGGTTCTGCCTCGCGTCGGCCATCGAAGAGTTCCAGATGCCGCCCTATCTGGTGGGCGTCGTCCACGACAAATCGACGTGGGCACGCAAGGGCCTGTCGGTGTTCAACACCGTCCTTGAGCCGGGGTGGAAAGGTTTCCTGACCCTCGAACTGGTCTACCACGGGACCGAGCCGCTGTTCATCCCGGCAGGCGCTGGCATCGCGCAGATACTGTTCCACGAGGTCGCATCGCCTGCGTCGTACGATGGAAAGTACCAGAACCAAGCCGACAAGCCTGTGGAGGCCATCCATGAATGATCCGATGATCTGGGCGGGGGCAGGGCTTATGATGTTCCTCATCGCCCTCTGGAGTTTGTGACATGGCGAAATGGAAGGAACCCTTCCAGCTTGAAGCTGGCAAGTGCTACATCGACGTCTATGGCAACAAGGTCGGGCCGCTGCGCCGCTTTGGTGGCGGATGCTTTGACCTCGCTGACAGCGGGCCGCAAAGAAACTTTTTCTATGATGGAGACGGCACTGGTCTGGGCAACCCCGACCTTGTCGCGGAGTGGGTGGAGGATGAGGTGCCCACCGAAGGCCGCAAGGATGACGGGGGCAAGGCGCGGCATGACCTGATCCCGCCGGAGCTTCCCGAAGCGGTGGCGATGGTGCTGACGTTCGGCGCTGCAAAGTACGGCGACCGCAACTGGGAGAAGGGCATGGGGTGGGGCCGCTGCTTCGCCGCCATGATGCGCCACCTGTGGGCATGGTGGGGCGGCCAGAAGGCTGATCCTGAGACTGGGTTCAGCCACCTGTGGCACGCCGCGTGCTGCATTGCCTTCCTGATCGCGTTCGAACAGCGCCAGATCGGCAAGGATGACAGACCCACATGACAAGGGTGGCTGCGCCTGATACAATGGCGCAGCCATTACCTTGAAGGGGACCATCTATGTCGGGCTTGAACCCAAACATCCGCCTGTCTGGGGCAAGCGAACCCGACGAAATGGGCGACATGGATGTCCAGATCGAACACAGCGGTGATGATCTGGGGGACATCCCTGAAATCAACGAAGACGGCGCGATCATGAAGATCGACCACGGGGATGGCAGCATCACCCTGTCGCTGGATGGCAAGCCCATCGCGGACGCCGAAGACGTTGAAGGGCAGCCCGAAGGGTGGTTCGACAACCTCGCCGAAAAGATCGACCAGACCGAACTGACCCGCATCGCCGAAGACCTCCTGCGTGGCGTCCAAGACGATCTGGAAAGCCGCAACGAGTGGATCGAAGACCGCGCACAGGGCATCAAGTTGCTCGGTCTAAAGATTGAACTGCCGGGGCTGCAAGGCACTGGTGACGGCGCACCCATCGAAGGCATGTCCAAGGTCCGGCACCCGCTGCTGCAAGAAGCCGTGCTGCGCTTCCAAGCGAACGCCCGCTCCGAACTGCTGCCGACCGATGGTCCGGTCAAGATCAGGGACGACGCCAACGGCTCGACCACGCAGCGCGATGAGATCGCCAATGCGTTCGAGAAGGACATGAACCACTTCCTGACCTCGACCGCCCGCGAATACTACCCCGACACCGACCGCATGCTGCTGCTGCTTGGCTTTGGCGGCACGTCGTTCAAGAAGGTGTTCTTCTGCCCGCTGCGGAACCGTCCGGCTAGCGACAGCGTAGATGCCGACAACCTGATCGTCAACAACAGCGCAACCGACCTGTCGACCGCCATGCGGATCACGCACCGCGTCAACCTCAAGCCGTCGACCGTCAAGCGACTGCAAATCCTTGGCGTCTACCGCGACATCGACCTGTCCACCCCGATGGAGGTCACGCCAGACGCTGCCGCCGAGGCCAAGGCATCGCAGCAGGGCATCACAACCACGTCGGCCAACCCCGATGACCGCGACCGCGAAATCTACGAAATCTACTGCGAACTGGACATCAAGGGCCATGAACACAAGTTCAAGGGCAAGGTCACGGGGCTGGAAATCCCGTACCGCGTGACCATCGACGTGTCCTCGCGCGAAATCCTGTCCATCACCCGCAACTACGACCAGCCGGAGCCGGGCATGCTGCCGGAGGCGCGTACGACGTTCGTGAAGTACACGTTCGTGCCGGGGCTGGGTTTCTACGACATCGGCCTGCTGCACATCCTCGGCAACACCACCAACGCGATCACTGCCGCGTGGCGCGAACTGCTGGACGCTGGCATGTACGCCAACTTCCCCGGCTTCCTGATCAGCGATGTCGGTGCCCGCCAGAACACCAACATCTTCCGCGTCCCGCCGGGGGGCGGCGCACAGGTCAAGACTGGCGGCCAGAAGATCACCGACGCCATCATGCCGCTGCCCTACAAGGAGCCGTCGCAGGCGCTGATGGGGCTGGTGCAGAACATGAGCGAGACTGGCATGCGTGTCGGTGGCACGTCCGAACTGCAGGTGGGCGAAGGCCGCGCCGATGCGCCTGTGGGGACAACCCTCGCCATGATCGAACAGGCCACTAAAATCCTGAACGCGGTCCACAAGCGCATGCACAGCGCACAGGCCGAAGAGTTCTCACTGCTGGTGCAATGCTTCCGCGAACACCCGGAGAGCTTCTGGGAACGTAACCGCAAGCCCACCATCGCGTGGAACGAGGAACTGTTTATGCAGGCCCTCACCGATGTCGAACTGGTGCCGCAAGCGGACCCGAACACCTCCAGCCACAGCCAGCGCGTGATGAAGATCATGGCGCTGAAGCAACTGCAGGCCGCGAACCCGCAGCTTTACGATGAACTGGCCATTGACAAGGCGGCGCTGCGGTCCATCGGCTGGTCCAACCCCGAACAATTCCTCAAGCCCGAAGATCAGCGCAACCAGCCGAGCGCCGACCTCCTGAAGGGCATGGAAGACCTCAAGATCGCCCACCAGAAGGCCGATGCCGACACGATGCGGGCGCAGGCCACCATGATCAAGGCGCAGCAGCCAGCCGCGCCCACGGGCCTCGCTGGCCCCGCTGGCAAAGACCCGCAGGAACTCCAGATCAAGATGATGTCGGAGCAGAACAAGGCCCGTCAGATGGAAATCTCGGCCCAGCGCGATCAGGCAAACGACGAAAACCGCGATCTGGACCGCGAGAAAGACCTCCAAGTCAAGCAGATGGAGATCGACCGCGACCAGATGAACGACGCCGTCCGCATGCAGCACGAGCGCGACATGCAGCAGCGTGACCATGCCCAAGACGCCATCAAGCTGGCAGCCCAAATCCAAAGCCAGCACCATCTGGCGAAAATCCCGAAGGGTGGTAAGAAATGACCGACAAGGCGATCCGGGCCGCAAAGCTGACGGCGGCAGGCATTCTCGACAAAGCCCGCGCCCGCACTGCCGTCACCCGCGCTGGTGGCCAGATCGCCCCGTCGAAATACCTGCCCAACGTCCCCCGTCAGGTCCACGCCAACGGCGGGGATGCCACCATGACGCCAGAGCAGATCAAGGCGCAGATGGAGCTTTCGGAAGACGGCGGGCAGAAGGCGCAGGCCGCTCTGGACGCTATCAACAGCGCTGGCCGTATCGGCAACGTGGCTGGCAGGCTGTCTGGCAACCCTCTTGTCGGCATTCTGGGGCGCAGAGTAGCCGAAGAAATCGCGGCGCAGGGCTACGCTGATGGCGGGCGCGCAGAGGCCAAGGACGCCTTCCTTGCTGGCAACCACCCGCTGGTGCCGGATGTGCTGTACCACGGCAACGCGCCAAAGATCGTGGAAAACCATAAATACCACGGCGATGGAGAGTGGACCTCAGAGATTGACCAAGAGGCCACCGACCGCAACATTGCGGCGCAGGACTTCAGTACGTTTAAACCGTCCCAATATGGCAACTACGGCCCCGGTATCTACATGACCGACAGTCCAGATACGGCCAGCCAGTATGCTATGGGCATCCGCGCCGACCAAAGCGAGGCCAAGCCGCATGGTCAGGTGATGAAGCTGCATGCCAGCATCAAGCAGCCGTTTCACGACGGTATCCTGCGTCACCCAGCGTGGATTGACTACATCAAGGGCGAGATCAACCAAGCGCTGGACTGGAGAAGCGGCAGGCGTCAGGACGTGTCTGAAAAGAAAGTGGCTGATGCCCTGATCGAAAAGCTGGACAACGGCACCGCCACGGTGCGCGATCTGTTCCTGCGCGACACTCCGGAAGGCACAATGGTCAACCAGTTCGGGCAGGACCGTATCCACGACACGATCCGCCGTTCTGGCTTTGACGGCATCATCGCGCACCGCCCCGATGGGTCGAAAGAGTACGTTGCATTCAAACCAGAACAGGTCAAAAGCGCCACGGGCAATCGCGGCACATTCGACCCCACCGATCCCGACATCACCAAAGCCGACGGCGGATCGGTCACCGACAACGAAAACTTCCAAAACTGGTTCGGCAACAGCGTCACCCACACCAATGGTGAGCCGCACGTCTTCTACACGGGCACCAGCAAGGACAAAGACTTCACCTCGCACAACGTAGGGCGTCACGGTGCATGGTTTGTGCGCGACCCTGCGGTGGCATCATCGTACGCTGAAGAGAATGACAGCCAAGGCGTCAAGTATGACGGCTGGAAGGTGACGAGAACCAACACTGCGTCCCGCGTGATCCCCGCCTATGTGAAAGCCGAAAACCCGTACACGGGTGAATTGCCGGAAGAGTATTTGCGCGGCAACTACAAGGCAGCGCAGTCGGACTGGTTCGACACGCTGCGCGCCAAGGGCCACGATGCGTGGATGCCAGCCAGCCAGAACGGCAACCTTGTCGTGGCGCTCAAGGAGCCGCAGCAGATCAAGTCGATCTTCAACAACGGCAAGTTCGACCCTAAACAGAAACACATGAACAAGGCCGATGGTGGCACTGTCGATGACGAAGACGAGGGCATTGACGCCTATCACGGCAGCCCGCACGACTTTGATGCGTTCGACATCAGCAAGCTGGGGACTGGCGAGGGCGCGCAATCATACGGCCACGGCCTGTACTTCGCGGGCAACGAGGGCGTGGCGAAGAGCTACAGGGATGTGCTGTCCGACACGCTCATCCATCCGGAAGGCACGCCAGACTTGGAAAAGCGCGCAGGCCAGATGGCCTTGACGTTCAGCGACAACACGCCAGAGGGCGCGCTCCAGTGGCTCAGCAAGTTCAAGAACGGCGCGACCCACACAAGCCCGGCCATGACGCCCGAACTGGTTGAGGCGGTCTCCAAGAGGTTCTCCAGCGGCGAGTTCCGCCCCGGTGGCCACATGTACAAGGTCAAGCTGCGCGTGAAGCCTCACGAGCTTCTGGACTGGGACAAACCCATGTCTCAGCAGCATCCGAATGTGCAGGCCGCGATCAAAGCCATCGGCGTGGATACCGGCGAGCGCGAGTGGAAGACCGGCGCAAACCTTGGCAACGGCAATCGCCTCATCGTCACGCCGCACCCTGACCTTCCCGATGACGATCAGTTTGCAAAGTACGAGATGGAGACGCCCGTTGGCGCGCGCATCAAGCTGCACCGCCAAGACGTCGAGCGTCTTCTGGGCAAGGGTGGCGACCTGACTGGTGGGCAGGTTCACCAGCGGCTGATTGACATGGGCAACCGCGATGGGGCGATTGGGGAGCACCTGCGCGCGGGCAACCCTATGAAGACCGGCCCCAAGTGGGCGGCTGAGGCGCTGATGCGTCATGGCATCAAGGGCATCCGCTACCGTGACGCCATGTCCCGAAACAAAGAGGATGGCGATGCCACGCACAACTACGTCATGTTCCACCACGACCCTGTGAAGGTGGTGGACAAGTACGAGTACGGCGGCAGGGTGGCGAAGGGCGGAGGTGGCTCAATGGGCGACGATGACGATAAGCCAGTTGATCTGGGCGTGGCACGCGCCCTTCGCAACTTCAACCAGAATAGCAGCGGCCCAACGCCAGAGGCCGAAGGTGTGTTCAGCCGCCTCGCCGCTGCCAGAGACGCGGCAGATGAAGCCTATGACGCCGCCCAAAAGGCTGGAGCGTTTGACAACGTCCAGATCGGCGACGTCTACAAATACAAGCTCCATAGCGGTTATGCCCCCATGAAGGTGGTCGGACACGACGTGGTACATGTGTCCCGCTGGGGCGGCATCAACCCGCCGAAGTACGTCTACAAAGACCACTTCCCGGTGGCCCATGTGGAGTATCAGGACGCCTCCAAAGAACGCGGGAGGCCGTCCATTGAGCTTTTGGAAGATCGCAACCGCTACGACTTAATCTCCGGTAAGCCGCGCATCGCCCGCGCTGATGGTGGCACTGTCGATGACGAGGGTGGCGAGGTTTTTCCTGACATCCAGAACCCGATGTCAGTCTTCCCAAAGCCGCAGCGGATGTTTCCCGAAGACCAGCGGCCTGCGGGCGGGCAGTATCTTGCCATGCCAAACAAGACCGATGTCACTGGCCACAAGGCTGAGACGGCGACTATTGGCGTGGCTCCCGGCGGCAAGCCGTTCTTCCGCGCCTCACAGAATGCCGTCGAGCAGACTGGGACG